GTGCTGAAGATGGGCGTGCGGTTGCGACCCCAAGTGGAGTTGGTTTCCGATGCTCCGATCAGGACGCCCATCAGATGCGGGCGTAGTAGTATCGGGCCGTCATCCCGTTAATCTTGATGCGGTCCGCCCAGAGCGACCCGCTGACGTTCTGGTTCACCGTGAAAGTCGTCGGGGTCGTGATGCTGTCCACGGTGATCGTGCCGATGACCAGGTAGCCCCAGACGTTGTCGTCGGGAGTCGTCGGGGCAATGTTGCCGCCGATGATGACCGGGTACTGATTGCTCGTCACCAGAGGGTCAGGGTAAGCGTAAGGGCTAGCAATTTCAGCACCTGCCCGCAGCGTGATGTAAGAGGTCTTCGTCGTCGCGTCAAAGTTAGACGAGACCAGCTCGGCCGTCGGAGGGTTGGCAACGCCGGAGGTGACACGGTCGAGTTTGACATCGGTTCCGCTGACGTAATCGTCAATCTTAGGGACGAGGTTGTTGAGCGTTCCCGAGACGACCTGATAGCGGACGCTGGTCACTCCGCCGGTCGTCGCGATATAGACGTTCACGATTTTGAACGGGTGGTCGCTATCCTGGACGGCGTAGTTTGCCCACGGCCCCCAGGGCTTCTCGATGTTAAGGGTCGTGCCTTGGCTCGAATCCTTGAACGTATAACCGACTCCTGGCTGGATGCTCATCGGTCGTCAGATGTTGACGTAGACGTCAGGCGGCCAGCCTTCCTTCGAGTAGCGGATCTCGTAAAGCACCTTGTAAAGTAAGCCGAACTCCTCGACGTTGACCTGAGAGAGCAAGTTCTGGTTTCCGAAGTCGCCGGTTCCAGTCGGCCCCCATGCGGGAATCAGTTGGAACACGCCCCAAGAGTTTCCACCCGTAGCGGTTCCGAGAAGGGCGTATAGGGCTTGAACGAAGGAGGAAGAACTCGTGTAGATCACGCCCGAGTAGGTGGTCGTGCGGGCGAGATACTGGGTCTTGCCGTAGAGCTCAGGGACGTCCGGGTCGACGAAGCCGATGAAGCGACCGCCCTCAAAGGTCTCAAAACAAGCGCCGTTATAACCTTGGCAGGATGGGACAATGACGGCCTTCCCGGTAACCACGTTGATTCGAGAAACGGGAGGCCCGAGGGTCGAGTCGTCGTAAGCGCCGCCGAAGTCGGCAGGGAGACCGGCGAGAGGTAATCCTCCGTAACCAGTTGCCGCTGTGAAGAAGTTCGGATGGGTCGTGATGTTCTCGGCAGTCAGGCCGTTCGCCACTGACGTGTTTGCGGTGGTCATTACGCCCCCGCCCACCGTCGGGTCGATGCCGACGTAGTCCACCTTGACCGTCTTGAACTGTAAGTTGTCGTAGCTGATGCTCGACTTGTGCGCCTTGAGGTAAGTCAGGCCGCCGAAGTCCAGGGGGGCGCCGCGCTGCGTGACCGGGACGGAGGTCGCCCAGTCGCATTTATAGGTCGCCGAAGCGGTGACCAGTCCGAAGCCGTCAGACATGACGGTGATCCCTGGCTGGATGAACTCGGAGGAAAGGACGTTGCCTGTATTGACGATAGCCATGGTAAATTAAACGGCCCCGATTTTCTGGAGGGTTACAGGGACGGCTTCAGTGAACGGAGAAGGAACCATGCCGCCGCGGTTGATGAGGGACTGCTCTTGAAGGATGATCTTAATTTCCTCGAGGATCTCATTCTGGCGGGTCATCTTCTCCATGACCGGGTTTGCGCCCACGCCGACGACCGTGCCGAAACCTTCGGGGCCCTTAAACGTGCCGGCCTTGGCTTCAGATTTTTGCTCAGGGTTAATCCCTGCCTGGGGATTCTTCCTAGCGTCTTCAGCGATGATAGCCTGAACCCTAGATTGAATCTCTGGGTCATCATGAATGAGGCCTGCCTTTGTTTTTTGGAATGGGTGACCGAAGAACTTTTCTCTGTATGCTTCGTCATACATTTGTTTTCCGCGTGGGTCATTCTCCAAGAAATCCTTGGTAATTTTTGCACGGGCAGCAGCGGCCTGCTCGACCGTCTCCTTGTCTTTCTTTTCGTTGTTAAGCTTGTTGGCGTAGTAACGATCCTGGGCGGACATTAGTTCGTTCGTACCTTCGATGGCTGCTCGATTAGCGTCTTCTTGTTTCTTTTGATTATCTGCAATTAATTTGCCGATAAACGCAGTGGCAGAAGCAACGAGCGCCATAGGGCCTAGGGCCGACAAAAAGATGTCCTTGAAAGACGTTCCAAACTTGTTGCGGATGTCCTGAAGTTGCTTGTCGAAACCAGAGACAGCCGTCTTCGCCTTATTCATGGCATCCGGGACGTCGGAGTCCGTCTTAACTTTTAACGTAAGGTCTTGGGCCATGGTCTCTTTACTCTGCGGGATTGGCAACGGGGGCTTCCCCTTCGCCGGCCTTCAGCTGCTCTTCGATGTAGGCCTCCTCTTCCGGGGACATGATCGCCACGTCGACGCCTTTGCGCATGGCGAAGGCCGCGTTCATCCAGATGGCCTGACACTCAGGCATCTCCCAGGCACGCTTTTCGTCGATGCCGTTGGCCACTAGGTTTGCGACGATGGCTAGCGGGTACGGGAGGCCCTTGCTTCCTCCGCTCTTCTTCTGATCTTGCTCCCAGAACTTTGGCCAGTTGTCGATTAGGATGTAGCCTGAGAAGGCTTTCACGAGCGCCTCAAATCGATAAGGGTTACTGGATAAGTAAACAATTCTGGCTTTGTCGATTATGCTTACATTACCCAGCGTTTCTTCGGCGCACACCTGACATGCAAACAATAAGTCTGCAGGAGTAATCCCGCGATCACCTGTCACAAGTGGGGAGTCGAACGCATGCAGGCGCACGCGGTACTTTAGGCACCAAGGGTAAAGAGTCCTGCCTAGTAACTTGAACGGGGCAGGGTCTACCTGGCTATTTAGGAAGCGCCTATCCACTCCCCCTAGCCTACGCCCATTGCGGGGGTGTCAATTAATAGGTGATCTCTTCGTACGACTCAGCGGTGACGCTGACCGAAACGAAACCCTTCGAGCTGCCGCGGTCGTCGACCTTGGTGATGACGCCCGAGAAGCTGACCGAAGCGGAGCCGCCAGGGTAAGCCGAGGCGGTCTTCGCGGTGAAGGATAGGGTCGCGCCGAGCTGCGGGACGGACGTGAGCTTGGCCACGCCCTCGACGGTGATCTCGGAGCGGCGGTCGTCGTAACGGGCCGTCACGGTCAGGCCGGACTCATTGACCACGGTTCCCGTGTTGTTGAATCCAGAGCTGACTGAGTAGGACTGCACGAAAAGGGAGGCCACTTGGCCGGCGCCGATTCCGTAGAGGCAGACTACGCCTTTGTTTACTTCGCTCATCTTACTCCTGCTTTAATTGGCAACCTACTCGGGGTTCAGGCAAGTGAGGATGTCGAAGGCGAAGGAAGTCGCCCAGGAACGCTCGTCGATGCCCTCGTCTTCGGAGACATAGGTCACGTCATAGCAGAGCGCGTCGCCGGTCACCGCGAAGGCGTCTTGGATCAGGCCCACGCTCCGCATGCAGTCGGACAGGGCGGCGCAGCGGGCACGGTGGACGGCCAGCGTCGTGTCGTCGGCGTTCGAGAAAAGGGTGACGCGGACAGAGCAATCGAAATTGCCGAGGCCTTCGGGGAGGTCGCCAGGAGCCCGGGCTGAGTCGCAGAGCACGACGGCCTTGGGCAGGGTCTGGGTCGCGGCGCTGTCACCCGTAAGGATGGCGACGCCGGCGAGTCCAGCCTGGGCGGTGAGATAGGTCGCGAGCGTGCCCTCGACGATGTGGCGGATGGATTTGGTAAAGGCCATGTTATTTGCGGTTAAATTTGTCGATAGGCTTACGCATGCGGTAACGCATCATAGCGGGCATCTGCTTCACGCGGTTGCCGTATACTAGGCCGAGGACTCCCGCGTCGTCGGCGATTGCGTTGATGTTGCCTAGGGTGTTGGTCACAGCAATTTCTGCGATCTTGTCGGTGAATGTCGTTACGCTAGTCCCAATAACTCTTGAATGCGAGGTAATCCATGTGGCCTTACGTAGCTCGGCTCCAGGCTCACCTTTCTGCCCGTTAGGCTCTTTTAGGCGCGGCAGGCTAGCCATTCCCTTTGCCCATCCTGACTTGATAACACCTACCATTTGCTGGCGACGCTCAATGTATTCTTTCAGCTCGTTCTTATCCTGGACAAGGAGTTTCGCAGAGACTGCTCGCTGGCCTTTCTTGATTCGACCCCCGAAGCGGGATTTTACCTGATCATGGATTGGACGTAGGTCTCTGACAAATCCCTGCGTACCGTACTCGCTCTTGATTGGGTTGGCTTTGTTGAGGAAGTTCTTCGCCTTGGCAAAAGCCCGCTGCTTGTCTGCGTCGTTAGCAATCTTGGATAGAATACTGCGCTGGCCGAGCATGCCGGAGAGTTTGCCCCCGTCAGTGAGCCTAGTAAATGTTCCGAAGTCGCCAGTTTTCACTGCAAACGCGACTTGGTTGACCAAGTTGCCGGAAACGCCACGAGCTGAAGAGTCGTTTGCGGCCACGAAGATTTTGGAGATGTCTCCAGCCACGGCTTTAAGGCCTGCCTTTTTTGCGGAAGGGCTAAGCCCGTTGCCCCCGCCGCGGGGAAGGGGAGGGGTGAACTTGGCCGCGTCCTGACAGGCAAGCATGCCCTGCTCGAGCACGGCGTCGCGCATGGCGATGCCGGAGTTCTTAGCGAACTGGCGGCAGGCCTCCACGAACTCCGCAAGCGACTTCGGCTCGATGGAAACCTTGGCCGGCATTACTGGTTGTCGTCGATGACGACGAGCGTGACCCATGCCGACCCGGGCTTATAGGTCTGGGTCGTGATGCGGACGGTCTTCCCGCCGGCCACGATCTTCTTGCCCTGGGCGAGGGAGGCGATGGGGGAGCCCGACACGATGATGGCCGTGGAAGCCCCCGTAGACCCATCTGGGAGGCTCCAGGAGGCCGTTGCGGCGGGGATGCGGACGTTGTACTGGGTTCGCTCCATATACCCCCCTGCCTCGAGCACGGTCTGCACGGCGGGGTCGGAGATGAGACACTTGAATGTAATCGCTCCAGAGTTGGCCGACCCGGCCACGCCGAAGTCCGCGATCATCTCCTTCGCGTCAGGCAGGAACTCAGAGTATAAACTCATAACCCTGCGGCCATTGGCAAACAGGCACAAAAAAGGGGCCCCTTGCGGAGCCCCCGTTTTCGATGTCAGGCCGCTTAGGCAGCGGTGACGTA